AAAGTCCAGCCCCATGGCCTGGACCGGCCGGGCCTGCCACGGCTGACCGGCTGGCACGTACGTAGCGGCCACTGGCTGGCCCTGGGGGGACCAAAGCTGGGGGGCGGCGGGTGAGACCGCCGTGGGAGCACCCGCCGCCGTCTGGAGGGCCACCTGGGTGGCCTGCTGGGCGGCCTGACCGAAGGCCAGGCCGGGCTGGCCGGTGGCCGCCACCTGGGTGACCCTGGACTCCATGAAGGCCGGAATGGCCACCACGGAGGTCTCCCGCCACTGACCGGCGGTCACGTCCAGTACTCCGTCAGCACCGGGGGCCGCCGCGTCCACCTCCACCCCGACGGACAGGCCGTCGCGGAGCCCGGCGGCGGCGGAGGCCAGCACGGCGTCCCCAGCTGCTCCAGGGGGCACCGTGAAGGTGCCCACCAGGCCCTGGTCCGTGTCCTGGGCGGCGGTCAGGTAGCCGACCACCTGGGCCACGTCATGCTCCACCATGAGCTTGACCCGGCGGGGCTCCGGGGCGGAGATGGAGCCCCTGGCGAACCGGCATGGACCGATGGAGGTCCGGCCGATGGCCCCCCACTGGACGACCAGGCCGGTGATGGTCCGGGCTCCCGGGTCCGCGGCGGTGACCCTGGCGTCCAGGACCTCCACCCGGGTCAGAGCCGGAGCGGTGGCCGTGACGACCGTTCGAACACCTGTTCGAACCTCGAGGTTTTTGATCATGCTGCTGGGGTCCCTTCAGGGATGGGGGCCGCCGCGGAGGGCGGAGCGGCCTGGGGGGTCTGGGCGGCGGCGGCGGAGCTGGTCGGGGCCACCAGGGAGCTGAAGTCCCAGCGGGCCTCCGCCGTGGCCGGGAGGCAGTCGTCCATGGACAGGCGGCCGGTGACCGCCACCGCGTAGGGCTGGAGGCCGAAGTCCACCAGGTCCCGTAGCCGGTCCATGAGGTTGGCGTAGGTGAGGCTGGAGCCAGGTAGGGCCGCGTCGATGCTGGCCGCTGGGATGCCAGCCAGCCGGGCCACCTCCACCGCCTGCTGGTTCCTGCCGTCTATGAGCAGCTGCTCCGGTTGCTGCCCCAGGGCTCTGGCCTCCACCCCGGCGGAGGTGTAGCCGACCCCGCCGTTTTCACCGCGGCGGGCCTTCATCCAGGACCGGAGCATGTCCTGGATCTGCTCCCGGCTCATGTCCGCGTCGTTTGTCTGGTGGAGTTCGATGGAGGGCACCGGGTTGTCAGCGGCCCGGTTGGCGGCCCGGTCCATGGCCACGGAGGCCCGGAGGGTCCTGGACCCGAAGTTCAGCAGGCCATCGTGGGGGCCAGCGAACCAGATCAGCCAGGGATCACTGGGGGCCAACGGGTTTCGCGCGATGACCCGGGGCCTGGGCACCATGGCCCCGCGGTCGTTGCGGACCCATTCCGCCTGGAGGGCCAGGCGGCGGCGGAATTCATCGTCAATGGTGACCCGGCCCTCCTGGTCCACCGTGACCGCGCTCCGGGGGACGTACGTGACAGCGGTGGGCCGCTGCCGCTGGGTTTCGTCCTGGGTGAAACCCGTTACCGCCCACCAGGCCCCGCCGGTAAAGAACAGGTCATCCAGGGTCTGGAGCAGGGTCTGGAATTGTGGCTCCGCCGGGTCCGGCTGGGTCAGCAGAGCGGTACTCCCGGCGGTCCAGCGGGTCTCCGTGTCCACCAGGTAGGCCCGGATGGGCAGGCGGGCCAGGGTGGAGCAGATCCGATGCCTGGCGGCGGCCACCGCCGGGACGCTCATGGCCTCCGCCCGGCTCATGGGCAGGATCTCCTGGTCCAGCCAGCCGAAGACATCGGAGTAGAGGATCTGGGTTAGGTGGGAGTCGTCCTGCCAGGGGCTGGCCGGGAGCAGTCCGCCACCGCCCAGGCCGGGCGGGGCGGTGGCCGGGGTCATCCGGCCGCCCATAGCTGCCTGGAGGCGGAGCGCTGACCGGAGTCCCATGGCCGCAGACCCTGACACTAAACCCGTTGTCCTGTAAAGGGTCTCCCGGAAAGTTGACGGAGAATGACGGAGAATGACGGGCTATGACGGGCTATGCGTGTTACCCGCCGTTCACTTTCTGTGGTGACCGGTCACTCACTGTCGGTCACTCTTGGTAGGTTCCCGGATCATGGATCTCCCGGACCCCTGGACCCAGCCCCTCCTGACAGTCCGGCAGGCCGCCCAGTGTCTGGGTATCAGTGAGAGCACCGCGCGGCGGCAGATCTCCCAGCTGGACCTACCGACCGTGGACCTGGGCGGGTGGCGGCGGGTCGCCACCAGCTACGTCTACGAGACCCTGGGCCTGCCGCTGCCGCCCCGGCCGGTGACCTGGCCTGGGATCACCCTGGCGGACCTGGAGGCGGCCTCTAGACCTCTGCCAGGTCCTCCATGGTGAAGACCGCCGGAGCAGCTGGCGGCGGCGGCCGGTGGTCATGCCCCCAGGCGGCCAGGGAGGCCGCCACCAGGGGGGAGATCTCCGCGGCGGAGGTCCGGCGGCCCCAGCCCCAGCCCTCCCCCATCGGGCGGCGGGCCGCCCCGGCCACCGCCTGGTCCAGCTGGGGCTCCGCCCGGTGGAGGCACGTACGTGTCAGGATCTTGTCGTAGTAGCTGGCGCAGCAGGCCGCGTACTCCCGGGGGGCCAGGGTGGTGATCGTCAGGCCGTCCCGGGTGCAAGCGTCCACCACCGTGGCCACCGGGCCGTCAGCGGTGGCCAGGATGGCCGCCGGGTGGTCATGGTCCTGGATGCGGCGGAGGGCCGGGGCCGCCCAGGTGACGCCAGGAGCGGTCTGGATCACCTCCACCACCGGGAGACCCTCCTGGCCCAGCCAGCACGCCACGATGGAGGTCCTGGACCGGTCGGAGGCCACGTCCACCGCGATGACCGGCGGGCCGGGCACCGGGACAGCCAGCGGGGCGGCGGCGGCGGTCCAGATGCCCACCGGGATGACCGCGTCCGTGGTCGTTGTCCAGACGTTCCCGTACTCCCGGCTGAAACCGGACAGGCCCATCACCTGGAGGGCGGTCCGGAGGCCGTCCTCATCGGCCAGCCCGTTGGCCAGCCCGGGGTGGGTCCGCCGCCAGACCTCCGGGTCGGTGGGGTCGTCCTCATCCAGCCAGCCGAATTCCACCAGGGCCACCCCGGGAGCCCCGGAGCGGGCCAGCTCCAGGTAGCGGCGGAGGTAGTCGGAGTCGGTGGTCCCGGCGGTGCCCACCAGGAGCAGCTGGCGGCGGGGCCGGGTCTGGAAGGTGGGCATGATCGTCTGGTCCAGAGCCCGGCCCAGGGTCTCCCCTATCTCCTGGGCCTCATCCACGATGACCAGGTCCAGGGCGGAGCCGCGGAGGGCTCCGTCCTTTGGCGGGAATGCCTTCAGGAACGACCCCAGCGGGAAGGACATCCGCTCCGTGCCCTGGGACCGGCTCCGCCATCCGCTCGCCCATGCGCTCCGTGGTCACATGGCCGGTCTGGGCGGTGTAGGCGGCCCGGTAGTCCGGATGCTGGAGGCAGCGGCCCATGCCCAGATCGAAGGCCAGGGTGGTCTTCCCGGTCTGCCGCGGTAAGAGGACCACCCCGACCGGCCAGCGGTAGGCCCCGCTGGGCAGGGTCTCCCCCAGCAGGTCACCTACCAGCCGCTGGTAGTCCTTCCAGGGCCGCCGGTGGGCATGGGCGATGAAGGCCCCGGCCGCTCCGTCAGTCGGCAGGCCGCTCCGCGGGCTGGCCGCCCTCGCTGGTACTGAAAGCGCGGAGGGCCTCCGCCAGTTCGTCGGTTCCGCCGCCGTCATCGGTGCCGAACAGGTCTATCCGGGCCGCGCGGTACTCCGCGGTCAGCTGGACAAAGCCCCGGCGGTCCCGCATGGCGTTGCCCTGGTCCACCCGGTCCGCCAGGCACTGGACCAGGAGGACCAGGTCTGGCTCCCAGTCCCGGCCCTCCAGTTGCGCCAGGCGGGCATCCAGGGCGGCCCGGATGGGGCCATGGCGACCGACAACTCCAGTGCTGACGATGAACAGGGGTTCGCTCATCCACTCCGCCTCCCGGTTACGTACGTGCCAACAGGTTACAGGGTCTGACCCACCGCGTAGTCCTGTTGTTCGATGCAGGCGTACTTGACGTGGTTCACCTGGCCCTCATCCAGGACATGGATCTCCTGGGAGTAGGTCCCGGCCAGCTGCCCGGCCACCAGGTTGTCCGGATTGGACACGTAGAAAAACCGGCCGCCGGAAGCGCTGGCCGCGAAGATCCGGCCATCACCACCGGCCACCGTGATCAGTTGCATGGGCATGTCTACATCCTCCTGGATGGGGTCGGGGCCGGGCTCCGGGGCGGGTCCGCCGCCGCCGGGCAGTGAGGCAGCTACCTGGGCGAGATCCGTTGCGTTCACGCATATTTCAAAGTGCATCTCGTCATAGCCTTCCAGCCATGACACGGCCCCCTGGACCTCATCCAGGATGGCGTAGATCTCGCCCCGCTGGGCCTGGCTGAAGGTCCCGCTGGAGCCGTTGGGGTGGTCCGGGGCATTCCAGTCAGCCGCCGTTCCGGAGGCATGGCAGGACAGCTGGGAGGGGTTGTTCACGTTGGCCTTGTAGGTGTAGCCCCAGCACCATCCGGCCACGATGGGCTCCACCCTGGCGTCCAGCTGCTCCACCACGTACCGGAGGACCGTGGTCACGTCCCCGGCCTTCACTCCGCCCGGGAACCAGTCGGAGGCCACCACCCCGATGGCGTTCCGGTCGTCGGAGGCGGGCCAGCCGTTGTAGCTAGTGCCGCTGGCCATGGGTCTCCCTCCAGTCCTCCAGGCGGGTCCTGGCGGCCTCCCTGGCCTCCTGGAGGGTCAGGAGCCGGTAGCCGGGCGGCGGGCCGTCAGCGTGGTCCGGGGGGTCTCCCCTGGGCTCCCGGCGGCGGCCTGGGAAGCGGAACGGGTCGTCATCTGTCATGGCCCCGGGATAGCACAGAGCCCCGACAGTCGGGGGGTGACTGTCGGGGCTCCGCTGGCCAGGGTTAGCTCTGCTCCGGGACCGCCGGGGCGGCGGAGTGGGCCAGGCCCGCCTCCACCGCCACCAGGCCGGAGAAATACCAGGAGGACCGCCAGCCACACTGGCAGACCGCCCGGGTGGCCCGATACCAGGGACCATCCCCCAGGCCCCGGCGGGAATGCTCCACATGGGTCCAGTGGCCCACCGGCTCCGGGGCGGTCACTGGGCGGCCCGGTAGGAATCCCAGGCGGCCCTGGCGGCCCGGAGGCGGCCCTCATAGAGGACCACCAGGGCCTGGGCAGCGTCCAGGATCTCCACTCCGTCCCGCCCCAGGACGTTGGCCTGGAGCACCCGCGCGCGGCGGAGCTGGGCGGCGGCGGCCCGGTGGCGGGTCGCGGCCCGGCTATCGGCCGGATAGGGGTACGCGCTCATGCGTCCTCATCCTCTCCAGCTTCAGCGGTGAACACGCACCCGGTCAGGTCCAGGTCCGCCTCATGCTCCGCCGCGAAGCACGGCCAGCAGACGATGGGTCCGGCCTCATTGACTGACCGGCTCATCCGGATCTTCCGGCCGCAGGTGGGGCAGCTGGCGGCCACCCCGTTGTTGCTGGACTTCCGGCCGGTGGCCTCCGCCCGGGTGATGTGGCGGCGGTGGGCGGTGATCTTGCCCAGCTTGACCAGCTGGGCCGCGTAGACCTGGGCGGCGGCCGGGGTCAGGGAGGTGGCGGACCAGCCGATGGAGCCGGTCTGCTCCACCGATAGGCCCAGGTCCTCCGCCAGGGCCTTGAACCGCGCGTTATGGAACCGGCCACCCCGGGAGGTGTCCTGGATCTTCCGGACATGAGCCAGCGCATGGGCCGCCTCATGGAGCATGGTGGCCAGGACCTGGGTCGGTCCGGCCTTCAGCAGCTCCCCAGCGATGAAGACCTCATGCCGGGTGAACTCCCCGTCCTGGTCGTCAGCCCAGCTGCCCGGGGCGAAGTGACCGGCGGTCAAGCTGCCGTCCTTGCTGCCGGACCCGGCCCCGATGACGAAGGCCACCGCCGGGAGGTCCTTCTGCTGGCGGCGGATGGCCGCCCAGGTGGACTCCAGGGTGGACAGCACCGGAGCGGTCAGTTTGTCGGTGGTGGCGGCGGTCATGCGAGACTCCCTCACGTGGGGGGCAGCGGCCCATCCGCTGCCCTTCACCCTGTATAACCACGTACGTGCCAAGTATGTTCCTGACACGTACGTGACGCTGGTCACCGTAGCTCGGCTGGCTGGCCGCCGCGCTTCCGGGTGGAGGCCACGGCCCCGCCCCAGCGCTTGGCAGCTGCCTGGCGGGTGACCCCCAGGGCCTCCCCCACCTGAGACCAGGCCCAGCCGTCCTCCGCCATGACCCGGCCCACGGCCTCATCCAGGATGCGGCCATGGAGGGCGGCCAGCTCCGCCAGCTCCGCCAGGGAGACCACCCCGGCCGCCGCGTAGCCGGGAGCATGCCGGGCGGTCCGCCGGTTCCAGGCCACGTAGTCGGAGCCGGGCACCCGCCGCCGTTTGGCCGTTGCGTTCCGGGTGGCCTTCCCCTTCAGCTCCCGGTACTCCGCCAGCTGGTCGTCCGTGATGTAAGGCATGGCACCCTTCCCGGCCAGCGGCCCATCCGCTGCCCTTCAGATGGTAGACGCTGGACGCAACGCTGGGTTGCGTCCAGGCGGAGCCCCAGGTCAGGGGTGGCATGTCCGCCCATCCGGGCCGCCGGGGCGGCGGTAGCGTGGCCGTGCTGGGGTCCGGCCAGCCTGCCGCGAAGGGCTGGCTACGGGGCAATCCACCCGCGTGGTCAACAGTCCCGGACCCCAGCCCACCAGTCCGCCCAGGGCCACCGCCGGAGCCGCCGGGTCCTGACGATGAACAGGCCCGGCCCCAGGAGGTCCTGGACGGCCCGCTCCGCCGCCGCCGGGCCGCGGGCCTGGATCTTCAGCCGGTAGACCAGCGGCCCGGCCCCGGTCACGCTGGCCGCCAGCCAGGTGACCTCCCAGAGCTTCACCCGCCGCCCCAGGGCCTGGAGGGCCGGACCGGGACCCGGCTGGGGCGGGGCCGGTTGCCCCGGTTGCAATTACAGGACCGGCAGGCGGCGGCCAGGTTGGCCGGGTCCCAGACGGCCCCGCCCAGGGACTGGGGGACCAGGTGCTCCGCCGTGTCCGCCCGGCCGCCGCACCAGCAGCAGACGTAGCCGTCCCGCTCCAGCACGGCCCTGGTCATCCGGGTGGCCCGGCCGCCCACGTACTGGTCCGTCATGGGGGGGCTGGGCGGTCCGCCCGGGCCGCCGCCTGCGGGGTCGGCTCCGCCACGTCCGCCACCCGCTGGATGGGCTTACCCTGCCGGGCCGCCTCCGCCAGGAAGTACTGGAAGTACTGGCATCCGGCGGAGCACGGTTCGATGGCCAGCGCTTCCCCGGCCGTGCCGATGATGCACCCGCATGGCAGCCGTTCGGCGTCGGTCAACTTCATAGGGGGCCTCCTGGGCGAGAATGGTTGGGGCGGGCCAGGTTTAGGGAAAATGGGGGACAAACAGACACCCACGTCGGTAGGAGTTCCTCTT